TGAAGATTTGCGTATAATGGAAGCTATGGTAGCAGATGTAGCTTATGCGTATATAGCAGTGAATGGTGACCTCATTAGTTTAACAAGTGGTACACATATAAGTGGAAACTCGTTGACAGTCATCATTAATGGCATTTGTGGCGCACTGAACTTGCGTGCCGCCTTCTTTGCCAATAACCCACGCACTATGAAATTTAGGGATCATGTTGCTTTATCAACTTATGGAGATGATAATTTAGGATCTGTATCAGATGATTGTGACTTCTCCATTAAGATAGTCTCTGAATTTCTGGCCAATTATGGCCAAACGTACACAATGCCAAACAAGACGTCTGAGTTGTCTGACTCTTTGGAGCCGGACGACTTTGAGTTCTTGAAGAGGAAAACTGTGTACATCCCTGAGATAGATTGCCATGTCGGTGCACTACAGATCGACTCTATCTACAAATCGCTTCACATGTACCTGCGTGGTAAATCGTGTGAAAATTCTGAGGAAGAGGCGTGTGCTTTGAACCTTGATACTGCTGCGAGAGAGTTTTTCAATCACGGTAGAGAGGTGTATGAGCAACAGCGAACTTTACTCAACAGGATTGCGAAGCGTGCGAATCTGGACGGATTTTGTTCGGAATTGGATGTTTCATTCGATAACCGCGTCATTATGTGGAGGCAGAAGTACGATCCCAGCTCTTTGGATCCGCCCTCCGATATGGCGTTAAACGGTCATCCCCGTATGACACATGGGGACGGTGAGGAAGTTGAAGATGTCCCTGCCGATGTGGTTACCGTTGTGGAAGAGTAGGCAATCTCTTCTATGATTAGGCCGTTTGTAGGAGTAAAATTTGCAAACCAGACCGTGCATTAAAGCGCGCACGGTACTGTACATAGAGCTTTACTTTGTAATAATAATAATAATGAAATGTATAATATATGTAATAATGTAAAATTAGTGTATAAACAGTGTAAACTATGTAAATGTAAACAAGGCGACTGCTTATGTAAATTTAAGTTGCCACCCATGAAACCGCAATCAGGCTCTGAATATTCTCTAGGGCCCAACAAGCAT